TATAACTCTAACGCTACTTGGACACATTCATCAGATGAAAGGTCTAAAAAAGATATAGCACCTTCAAGTCTTGGTTTAGATTTTATTAACGAATTAAAACCAGTAACTTATAAATTTAAAGCACCAAGTGAGTATCCTACTGAATGGGAAAGTTTTGATGCTAACAAAACAAAACCAAGCGATGAAAATACTCAACATGGTATGATTGCTCAAGATGTTAAAGCAGCATTAGATAAGTTTGGTGTAGAAGATTTTAAAGGATGGGATGTACTTCCTGATGGTAAACAGCAAATATCAGAAGCTATGTTTGTATTTCCTTTAATTAAAGCTGTACAGGAATTGTCAGCACAAGTAGAAAAACTTAAATCTAAATTAGGAGAATAAAAAAATGGGAATCGAAAGAGATGTAACACAAATTCTATCAGCAGCAGATGATTCTGTTAGCTTGATAAATGGTGTAAACGATGGCTCTTGGAATGTAGAAGGCATGGAGCAAAGTGAAATCAACGATATGGTTCAGCGTAATGTTGACCATCTTGAAATCATTTTGGCTTATGAAGAAGTGGTAGCTGATAGCTCAGATAAGTCTAGCTATACTGATGCTATTTCTACAGGCAACGCTTACATTACTGCAAATAGCTAGGAGGAGATATGTCTAAAGCAGAAGAGAATGTCGTCTTAATTGATGATAAAGAAGTTAAAGTATCTGAGCTTACTAACGAGCAACTATACTTTACGCAACAAATTAACGACTTGCAGAATAAGCAGGCCAGGATCAATTTTGAATTGGATCAGGTCAACGCTTCTTTAAGCGTATTTAGAAACGCTTTATTAGAGTCGTACAAAAAAACCGTAGCCGAATCTGAAGAAGAGGAAGCAAAAGTTGAGGTAAATTAAGATGGAATGGTTAATTCTAATATTTGGAATGCTTGCAGGATTCTTTCTTATTGAAAGATGGAAGCCTGAATGGATAGAAAAAGCCAAATCTAAGGTAAAGTCTATCTTACCTAAAAAGTGAATGAGATATTCCAAGCTATTGAAACAATCGGCATACCAGCAGCAGGTGCAGTAGGTCTTGGCTATTTAGTTTGGACTTTATTCAAATCTTTAATCGCAGATATCCATAAAAAACTCGATACGCAACATAATATGATTGTTGCCCTTATTGATCGTATCCGACAAATGGATAACGATATGATTCGTATTGATACTATGGTCCGGGCTGTCTTAAAGCTTCCTCCAGATACAGAAAGAATAGCTAGATCTGATGGAAAAAAAGACACTAGAAAAGATTAAATTTTTTAGTATATAATGTCAGGATGGGAACCAAGGCAAGACCAACAACCGCAGACGTAGCAGCAGATTTGCATGCTCACGAAGTTAAATGCGAAGAGCGTTGGAAGACCATATTCAAAGATACTAACGAAATCAAAGCAGAAATAGCCGGGATTAACTCCACCATAAAAATGGCTACCTTTGGACTTTTTGGGTTTGTAGGAACCTTATTAATTGCAATACTCTCAGGTGTTTTGCCACTAAGCTAATCTTATGTTTAGCAGCAACGACAGGCTGTCTCCTCACTTTAAATTGCGTGAATTTGAGAAATCTCAAATTGCAGATCGTTATGAAATAGATAATACTGTTAAAGATGAAGAAGTTTACAACAATCTTATACTCTTATGCGAAAACGTACTGGAGCCTGTACGCGTGCATTATGGTGTACCTTTTTCTCCTAATAGCGGTTATAGGTGCCTTGAACTCAACCGAAAACTGGGAAGTTCTGACAAATCCCAACACACTAGAGGGCAGGCATGTGATATTGAAATCCCAACCGTATCCAATTACGAGCTTGGGATATGGATCAGGGATAATCTGGACTACGATACTGTCCTATTAGAATTTTATAAAGAAGATGTACCGTCTAGCGGATGGGTGCATGTATCGTATGTTAGTCAAGAAAACAATAGAAAAAGATCTTTAAAATTTGATGGCAAGGAATATACAACATTATGAGTATTGATGACCAAATGAAAGAAGCTCACAAGATTGAGATAAGTGCCAACGAAGAAAAAACTTGGTATAACTTAGCAGAAGGCTTCGATAAATGGAGGGTCTTTCCTAGACTTTTAATATCTTTATATGGGTATGCTTTTTATAGAACTACCGAATGGTTTATGGCGTTACCCGATCCTAGCAATTCACAATCAGCATTTGTCTCCGTAATCGTTGGAGCAGGCGCAGGTTTTTTTGGTATTTATGTAGGCGGCAGTCCTAAAAAATAAATGGCTAAAGCAAAAGTAATACAAACCGTTAATCATACTAGCAAAGGAACTTCTATTGGTAGAAACCCTAAGTCTATGGCTACTATGAACAAACATAAAAAAAGATCTTATAAGCTTTACAGAGGACAAGGCAAATGACCGAAGCCAAAGTAAACGACAAAACCAGCTTTAATATTTCTATTAGCTACTTAGTACAAATTATTGTTGCTATTGGTATTTTTGTTTATGGTTACGCTTCTATTAGCGAACATATAGAAAGAAATAATACAGAAATAAAAAATATAAGAGCTAATCAAAATAACTATATATTTCCAGATATTAGAATGCTGGAAGAAAAAGTAATAATATTAGAAAAAGAAGTATTGGTTTTACAAAAAGAAATTGAGTTTCATAAGAAAGAAATTCAAGCTATAAAAAATATACAAAAAAATGATTGATAAATTTATAGAGCCAGTCAGCAAGATCTTAGATAAATTTGTTGCTGACAAAGATCTTAAACAAAAACTAGAACATGAATTATTGATGTCTATCCAAGAAGCCAACCTAGCTCAAATAAAAGTAAACCAACAAGAAGCCGCACATAAATCTATATTCGTAGCTGGCTGGAGGCCGTTTATCGGCTGGGTGTGTGGCGTGTCTTTAGCGTATCACTTTATCTTTGCACCATTAATAGAATGGATATTGGTATTAAGCGGTAGTACCGTTGACCTCCCAGAGTTTGATTTCTCTCAGTTATCCACTATAGTAATGGGAATGTTGGGATTAGCAGGTGCAAGATCCTACGAAAAAATGAAAGGCGTAAGCCGAGAAAAATAAGATGAAAACATGTCGCATGTTTCTTCAAGAGTAGCTCTTGCTGGAGAATATTTAGCAGCATCCTATTTGTTGAGATATTGCGACTCTGTAATCCCGGCGCCAGAAGGCCATAAGTCTGATCTTATCCTTGATCATCAAGGAGTTTTCTATAGAATCCAAGTTAAAACTACTAACAGCATTTATAACAAAGACGGCAAAGAATATTACCGTTGGGATTTAAGATCAAATGCAGATAACAATCGCAAAAATAAAATGCTAAGATATGGAAGTGGTAAAGTAGATATTTTTTGTATGGTAGCTTTACCGATCGACAAAGTTTTCTTTTTGGCATTTGACGAAGTTGAAAACTCTGTCGCAAAAACTATAGAGAATTTACAAAAGATTGACTCTAAAGAGTCTTTGCGACAATCATTATCAGTAGTCAACAAAACTCCAGAGCTCAATCCTATTAACGAAGAATAATATGGCGTTACAAAAATTTATATTTAAACCAGGTATTTTTAGAGAGGGAACTGCTTACGATAGCGAAGGCGGTTGGTTTGATTGTAATCTAATTCGTTTTAACTTTGGTAGAGTAGAAAAAATAGGAGGCTGGACAAAAGAAATTGCGACAGCCTTCGAAGGAACCGGCAGGCATCTTCATAATTGGGTATTGCTAGATGGCACGCAAGAGCTTGGTTTGGGGACAAGTCAAAAATATTATATAGCGCAAGGAAGCGGATACAACGATATAACCCCAATAAGAAGAACAACAACAGCAGGAATGGTTACATTTTCTGCAACGGATGGTTCTTCAACAATTACTGTAAGCGATACTAATAACGGCTCGGTTGCAAACGATTGGGTGACATTTAGCGGAGCTGCGGATTTAGGCGGAAATATAACAGGAACCGTATTAAATCAAGAATATCAAATAGCCTCTATTGTTGATGCTGATACTTATACAATTATAGCCAAGGATACTGACGGCAATACAGTAACTGCTAACGCTTCTGATACAGGAAATGGAGGAGCCTCTACTGTAGGAACTTATCAATTAAATGTAGGTTTAGATACTTACTTAATAGGTACAGGATGGAGTGTTGGAACGTGGGGATCTGGCCCATATGGATCAGTAAACGGACTGACTTTTACTAATCAGTTAAGACTTTGGTCTGCCGATAATTACGGAGAAGATTTAGTTATCAATCCTCGTAACGGCGGTATATTTTATTGGGACGCTACTAACGGCGTTGGAACAAGAGCAGTAGAGCTTCAAAGTTTAAGCGGAGCTAACCAAGTACCGACTATCGGATTACAGACGCTTGTAAGTGAAGTTGATAGACATACTATTGTTTTTGGGGCTGATCCTTTATCGGGTGGAGTTAGAACAGGAACAAGTGATCCGATGCTTATCGCTTTTAGCGATCAAGAAAACATACTTGATTTTGAACCAACTACTTCAAATACTGCTGGAAGCATCCGACTTTCCGAAGGATCTATTATTGTTGGAGCGGTTAAGTCAAGACAGGAAATATTGGTTTGGACTGATACTTCGCTTTATTCTATGCAATTTATTGGGCCTCCTTTAACTTTTTCAGCAAATTTAATAAACAAAGGAACCGGTCTTATTGGACCAAACGCAGCAATAACTGCTCCTAACGGAGTATATTGGATGGGTTACGATAGTTTCTACTTATATAATGGATCTGTTCAAAAAATACCTTGTCCAGTACAAAGCTATGTGTTTGACAATATTGAAATAAATCAGGCTTTCCAGTTTTTTGCATTTACCAATAATGAATTTAATGAGATTGGCTGGTTTTACTGTTCTAGCGGAAGTACTACTATTGATAGATACGTTCTTTACAACTATCAAGAAAATGCTTGGTCGTATGGCCAATTGAGCAGAACTTGTTGGTTAGATAGAAATATTGTTAATTATCCAAGAGCTACCGGAACAAATTATTTGTACCAACATGAGTACGGTTATAACGACGATGGCTCGCCTATGACTAATGTTTTTGTCGAATCTTCAGATTTAGATTTAGGAGATGGTGAGCAGTTTGCTTTTGTTGGCAGAATTATTCCAGATGTAAGATTTTTAAGTAATAGCTCAGACGGCAAAGTAAATATGGTTATCAAAACTAGGAACTATCCAGGAGATTCTTTAACAACTGCAAGTACTAATCAATTGGGAAGCAGTACGCAACAATTGTTTACAAGAGAAAGAGCAAGACAAATTGTTGTCAGATTAGAGTCCGATGATGATGCAGGAGGAAGCGGTAACGACGATACTGGATGGAGGCTTGGAGCAACAAGAATTGATATCCGTCCTGACGGTAGAAGATAATGGCTAAATTACTGCCAACTCGCCTTCCTTTAGCTAGAGGAGAATACGTTTCTGCTGAGCTTTTTAATAGACTTGTAAGGGTTTTAGAGCTAAACTTAGGGACAGTAGATCCTGATACTACTTTACAAGTATCGACTGCTGAACG